GTCAAGTCTGTCACCCGGTCTGCGGCCACCAAATCATCCGCATCGATACCGATTCCATAAGCCCCGGCCAGTGTTCCCGTGTAACTACCGAGGAATGTTTTCGGCACCGTGCGAGCGGTGACCGATCCTGCCACATCGCATTCAGCACCAGAAGACACGCCCCAGATGGGTAAGTTGTCCACCGGGGCCACCCCGGAAATCAGCTGGATGTACATATTGTCGCCGGTGGTGTCGTAGGCCAGCAAGATTCCTTCCCCGCCACCCTTGTCATCGTTGATGATCGTGGCACTACCATTGATATCTGCGGTCACTGTACCAGAGGGATTCTGATAGATCTGATCTCCATCTTCCAGCGAGGTAGTTATATCTTCCAGCGCCACCTTCATCTCATCCACCCCATCATCATACACCACCTTGCCCGCGTTGATGATGGAACCTGCCCGCTTGAACACCACATAGTCCCCTTCGCTGAAAGTACCGCCGGACAGATTGTCATAGGTGATATCTGTTCCCCAAACCACCGTTTCATCTTCAGTGAAAGTCAGGGAATTTTCCCCGTCAAACCCAAAGCTGTGGGTGATGCCCAGAAACACTTCCCCATTCATCCCATGCGGGGTGGCTGCTTCCGGGGAATCTGTGCCGGTGATCTCCTTGATGTGATTCCAGATGGCCTTCATGGCCAGGGCGTTGGTGTTGTAAGTCCACTTGGAATAGTAAGGCTGATTGCCGTCCCCGTTGTTGATATCGATCTCCTGCCAGCCCTCAGTGTTGGTGGGAATGTCACCACCCGTCCATCCCTGCACGGTGCCGATGGCCAGATCATTCTGGCTATCTGGGGTGGTGCCCAGTGCGCCGACCGACTCACCCTCACCCAGGATGACGTTGAAGAAATCGTAAGTGTCACCCCATTTACGGGCCTGCACCCTTACCCGTTTGCCGTCGATATCTGCACCATTGACCCTGGACTTCACCAGGATGCGCATCAGAATACCAGCGGCAGCATTCCCGTTGTAACCGCCCCCGGACTGATCGCCCCAGAACGGGGAGGCCGCATCATAATAGTCGTTGTCCTGGATCACCTGGATCTGCGTGTTCGCGTTGTCCACAGCCCCATAGATGATCAGACCGCTGTACAGCGTGTCCCCGCCATCCTGCTCAATGGAACCACCATAGAAATATTCACTTGCATCATCGTCGATGTTGTACCCGTTGATCAACTCGATAATCGCATTGGTAGCCCGCTCCGAAGGGGTCTGGCTGGTGATGTCCACGATGTCGTCGGCTGTGGCCGGGTACTCATCATCTGCAATATCCTGAAGCCACCTATGCAGCTCCAGAACTGTGTAATGGTTGTTGTTTGCCACGTGAGTGATGTTTCCATTCACATCAACGGCAAAATCATCAGCTATGCCCATGCTTAAATCTCCTTTTCAGTATGGCGCGTGGTTGGCGCTGACAGTTATTGGATGCCGCGTCTATCCTCTCCCCCAAATGCCAGCCACACGACCAACATTCAGTTTATTGAAGGCCCCGGCAGCCGCGTCCCACTGATCCTGGAACTTGCCGCGGGGGGCCAGTTCGTGCTCCTTGATGAAGTCCTCCGTCCATTCCCCCAAGAGCAAAAGCACGTTCCCCGCCGCGATGCTGCTGGCGTAGGGTTCCGCCCTCACCTCCTTGTCTCCGGTCACCCTGTCAGCACGGGCCACAAATCCTGCGAGGCTCCGCACACTACTCTGTGCCGACTCCTTGCCACCGGAACCAGGCTCCTGCTCCACCCACACGCGCACCTCCTGCCCATCAGTCTCTGCGACCTGCCTTATACGCCTTTCCCTGGCCCCAGCTCCCCACTGTCCTTTCACTACATCCAGTATGATCTGGGTGCCGTTCTTCAGCTTGGCCATCTTCACCCCGGCGGTCCTCTTTCCTCCGTCCTGGGTGCCCGCCTTGTCCCAGTACCGCAGGGTGCGGACAAAATTGATGGGGGCCGGGGCCTCCTTGAGGATGACGAACTTGTCCACCTCAAAAAGACCGCCGCCACGGGGGGAGGGGCGCTGCTGCAGCTGCGCAGCCGTCCCGTAAGCGCCTAAAATACCCTCCAGCTCACCAATGGCTTCATGGCTGAACCGCTGCGGGTACAGCAGCTCCCCCTCCTGCCCCCGTGGGTCCTCCCAGCCGATGGGGGTGGTGCAATGCTGCTCCACCTCGTACCTGGCCGGAAGATTCAGGTGTACCCAGCCGCTCTCACTCTCCAAGATGTGCCCGGCCAGGTCCTCCTCGTGGGATCGCTGCATAATGACCACCCGCGCCCCGGTCTCCGGGCTATTGAGCCTGGTACTCATGCTCTCCTTCCACCAATCAATGACCGCCTGCCGCTTCACCGGGGATTCCACCTGGCGAACGTTGTGGGGGTCGTCCACCACAATCACATCTCCCCCCTCACCGGTAAGCATCCCGTCCACGGAGGTTGCGATCCGGTATCCTCCGGAGCTGTTGTCGTATCTCTGCTTGGCATTCTGGTCGCCCCAAAAGTCGAACGCCCCGGCCCAGCGCTGCTGGTACAGGGGCGATTGTATTAGCCTCCGACACTTGACGCTATCGCGCACCGATAGGGCCTCGGCGTAAGAGCTGAATAGGAATTGCTTCTGTGGGTAGGTGATCCAGGTCCAGGCGGGCCAGGCAACGGAAACACTAATAGACTTCATATGGCGCGGGGGCATGGTGATTAGTAGTCGGCGGATAGCCCCGCAGGACACGGCTTCCAGGTGAAGGCAGATGGCGTCGATGTGCCAGTTGTGCACATACGGCGCGGGGTCGATGTACCGCCACAGCTGGCGGATGAAGTGTGCAAGGCTACGCTCGGCCAGCAGGGTGCTGACCACCTCCGGGTTACCAAGCGCGAAGTGCAGCGCCCCCGGCATCTCCCCTTCCCATTTAGCTTCCGTCTGCTGATCTGGCACTGCTCCTCTCCAGCTTCTTGGCTATCGATTCCAGCTGCTCCAGCTCCCTGGTACTCAGCCGCGCCAGGTCATACTTGACCGTGGCCACCAGCTCCAGCGGCGCTCCCTGCACCCCGGCGATCTCCTTGCGCTCGATATACCCGCGGCGCTTTCCACGGGTCTTTAGGAAGAACTGTATATCGGTGCTCTTGTTGTCCCGGATGTTCTCGTGCAGCTTGCTCTCAGCCGTGTCTATCAGGGATTCCTGTATGTCATCGCACCGGTCCGCAAAGTCCTCATCGTCGTTGTACCACCGGTAATAGGTCTTGCGATCAATAGGCACCGCCCGGCAGGCCTTGGCGATGTGCCCGAACTGCGCCTCCAGCGTCTTGAGGAACAGCTGCTTGCGGTCACTCATAGTGTACGTTGTCCGGGCTGTCTCCTTGTCCCTGCTCACCGTGTGCGATATCTCCCCTTGCGTCTAGTGGTACCTACCCGTACGGTATGTACTGAGACCATTATACCACGGGGAGCGTATGGCCGTCAAGCCTTTACCGAGGGGGCAAGTGTCTCATATGGGGGCGCGGGATATGAGACATATGAGACATATCGGGCGCGAGGCCGCGGAGGACGGGGCATGGGAGCAGTGCACAGGTGTCTCAAATGCCACGCAGTGGTATGAGACATATGAGACACCGATTACATGAGTGTAACCCGGATATGACAAGGCGCGTCACTACCACGCCGCGGTACCATATCCCGGCCCGTGACGGACGCGGGCTTGCGGGCAGTATGACAAGGGACGGCAAATATGACAAAGGACGGCAACTTGCAAGATTCGTGCCAACCTGTTGCCTCGGAGACATACTTCCCAGCCCCCGTCCTTCGGGGGTTCTCTGGCACCCGGAAAGGTATGCCTGATAGTCATAATTGGCACGAATCTTGCAATTTTAAAGGGTGGGTGCGAGAAAGGCACCCCGCGGGGCATGGGGAGACGCAAGGACCCACTAACAACGATAAGATCACCGGCAACGCGGCCCAGGAAAGCAACGGGGTACCAAACCAACACGAGGCCATAAGGCCCGCCCTGGCAAATAGCCGGGGAACCCGTCATGCAGGTGGGGATAGCACGCGTAGTACCGCGCAGGCAGCATAAATAGGCCGAGATTGACCGAGGCGGCGCAGCAGCACCCACGAGAACCACTGACAGCATTGAGAAGCGAACGGGATCACGGGGAAGCCAATGCGGCTCATGGGGAGCCAGCAAGCCAACCGGATAACAAAGCCGAATGATATTCGGTCCGGGGCTGATGCCGCCCCGCTGACGATGGCCCACGGCAGGGCCGAAACCAAGCAAGCACAAACACAAAGGAGACACCACAATGACACCAAAGAGCACACAAATCATCAAACACTTGGAGGCGATCATTCACGCCGCTGGCGACGGCTTCACCAATACCGAGGACAGGGACTACGCGATACAGGAGGCGCTGGGAGCGCTGATGGACCTGGCCAATGAGACCATGGACGAGGATCTGCTGGAGCTGGCGGGGCTGGGGGAAGAATGGAGCTGCGAGTGGGAATGGGACGAGGACAAGGAAGTGATTGAAGCGGCCTATGATGCCGTGATGGACAAGGTGAGGGACATGCTGAGCTAACGACCGGCAGATGGGGATGCCAAAACCCGATAAAGCAAGGAGGCAAGCAAATGACTATTCTGAGAGAGAAAATGAAGTTGATCGCCCGCACGATGCTGTGGATAGAGGGTAATGTGGTCAACACACGAGAGGAGAAGGATGAATTGCTGGACATGCAGGTAACATTCACCCAACTGCTGGTAGAGGAGCAAGACCCCGATACGGATGAGGGAGATCGTGAGGAGCTGTGCGAGCTGTGCTATACTGGGCAGCGGTGGGCCGATGAG